CCACAAATGTTTTACAAAATCAATAAAATCGTTTTGACAAGATTCTTGTTTGTCTATTTGTTCATATCTGTTTAAAAGAGACAAAGCCTCTTGTTGATCCTGTTGTGAAAGGATATCAAAATCTTTGAACGAAATATTTTTCATGCTTTATTTATAGTCGGGCAAAGCAGTTAGGTAGTGACATAGTAACCACTTAGCCCTAAGCGTAAAACGCCTAGTGCAAGTATCGCATATCGTTAAACTTCGTGCCATTCTTCTCCTTGAAATAACAAAGATTCTGCTTCCCGTCTTCTAATTAAGCCATCTAGTGTTTGACCAGCAGCTTTATTCCAACGCCTAATTTGTGCTGGGACTTCGTTGTATTTGCCTTCGTTTAATACTTTTAACATAGTAGATTCTTTCAAATTGGTTGGGCCTAAATTAAACGTCCATGCTATAAGTGCGTCAAATTCGTATGGTTTGAGCTCAACTTCTACTAAATTATTTACATAATCTTCAAATTCTTCTATATCCTCAGCCAATAAATCCTCAGCTTCTTTCTTTGTTATTGTGTCACCGTCTTTTACGCCAGCTGTATGCCCATAACCTATAGTCAGAACATTAGCGCTGCACAAATAGCTTTCTAATCTGCAGCCTTCAAATTTTTTTATTAAGGATAAGCCTTCTTGTGTAGTTTTCATTTTATTCTCCTTTATCCTTTTTCTTTGGTTTGTCGTATTCTCTGTAGTACGAAACTATAGATAAAATATTTTTAGTGTATCTAGTGACTTCGGCTAAATTAATAGATAAATTTTGATATTGTTGTGTCGTCAGAGCATAGTAAGGCATAGCTGGTGCTTTACCCGCTTCTACTAATTCTAAGTATTCTTTCATTATTTCTGGCGTAAGCACTTTCCATTTGACACCAACTCCCTGTATTTCCATAGGCAGAGGCGGATGATACATAGGCGGTATTTCAGCTATAGTCCTGACTTCAACAGGTTGCGCCTTGGGCAGCAGAGAACAACCGCCCAAGACTATGAATAAACTAATTACTATCGGGAGAGATATTTTCATCATTTTGTGATGTGAGAGATATTAATTCATTCATTACCTTATTTGATGCAGAATTTACTCTGCGTTCAATTAAAACTGGTTTCATAAGAGCCAAATTGTTTAAATCATGTTTAGCAAATTTATTTCTTAATTCTGTTACAGATCGCATGGCTGCCTTTTTTTCATTTTCTAACGATTCCATTTGAGCCATGGTTTCTTTTTGTTTGTTCAAATAATTTTTTATTGACTCGTTTTGTTCTGTAATTTTATCGGTCAAAACAATTTGATTGGCTTTTAGTATGACTACTTGGTTGTTTAAATATTTAATATACAAACCTGAGCTAGTTATGCTCGCTAACAATAAACCACCTAGTATTAAATTTAATTTGAATCCCATGTATATATCTTTAAAGCTTCCTTTTTACCTTTTACTTTGATTGATTCTAATGACTTTAACACATAAGTGCAATTTTTTGCAGTTTCTTCTCCAATTAAAATATCTACACCCGCTTCCTTTGTGGCAGACTCTAATCTAGCTGCAGTGTTTACTGGATCGCCTATACAAGAATAATCAAATCTTGTCTCGCTGCCCATGTTACCTACTACTGCATATCCAGTTTGTAAGCCAACTCCTATTGCTACGGGGGTAGCCAAGGTTTTATTAAGTTCTTTTATAGCTTCTTGTATTTCAACAGCAGCTGTAACGGCTTTTTTTTCATGGTCTTCTAATGGTAATGGTGCACCAAATATAGCCATGCAGGCATCGCCTATAAATTTATCAATCATACCGCCATGTTTTTGTATTACTTTTACTTGTGCTGTCAGAGTTTTATTCATAATTTGTGTAACTTCTTGAGGACCGAGTTTTTCACTCAAAGCTGTAAATCCACGTAAATCTGTAAAAAGATATGTGCAATATTTGGTTTCTCCACCTAATTTTAATAAATCAGGATTTTTTTGTAATTGTTTAACCTGTCTTGGGTCAAGGTAATGCTCGAATTGTTTTTTAATTTGTAATCTGAGTTTAAACTGTTCTCTAAATCGCAGATAAAAGGCTATCGTAGCCATTATAAATTGACTGATCAAAGACCAAGTTACATCTATTAATAAACCTTGTTGTATGAGATAATGCCCGCCGAAAGCGGTACTTAGCATGATAGTACCAAAACAAAGAGCTCCTGTTGTAATTCCTAAGTTACTTAACGCAACCCAAACTAATAGCAGGGATATTATTAAAATTAAAATTTCTACAGCTATGCTGTAATCAGGAATATATGGACTATTTTCTATCAGTATTGATTCTGCTAATGCTGCTTGTATCTTGTGTGGCTCAAGTAACCCTACTGGGGTAGCTATTTGTGGCATCACACCTTTTGCAGTAACACCAACAAATACAAATTTGCCGTCTACCTCCATCTCTGCCAGAGATGTTTCACGTGGAACCACCCAACTTATCCATTTTCTACCAAGACTATCAGTTTTTACTGGCGGAATACCTTTGACTGTTATTTCTTGTATGCCGTTAGCATTGGTTTTTATAATGTAAGTGTCTGAACCTGTAAGGGCTTTTAAAACTTGGGTACCAAATGAAGCTATCCAGCCATCAGGACTTTTATATAATAAGGGTATTCTTCTGACTAAATTATCTATATCTACAGGAGCTGAAGCTATGCCTTCTAAAGCATTTAGCCCAGTTATGTTTTTGACTGTACCACCAGCCATATATCCACCTACGTCTTGACCTATTGTTACAGTACCGTGTGTGACAGGATATACGCCGTTGTTATTTTCAAACAAAGCTATAACAGATGGAGAATAACCTAACGCTTCTTTAAAAAAATAATCACCGCCAAACCTGTCTTCGTGTGGAAATGCTAATACCCAACCAACGCCAAGCGCTCCATTACGCAATAAGTCTAAATGTATTTTAGCTAGTTCTTCTCTTGGAAACGGATAACCGCCCGCTGCATCTACATCTTCTTCGGTAATATCTAAAATAACAAAATTGCCAGAGGGTTCTGGAGTTACTACAAAAGTATCAAAAGTTTTTAGTTTAATATATTCCAGAATTGATATTTGAAATAAAAGTGGTGTTCCTAACAAAATTAACAAGCCTGTAAATATTTTTACATTCATAAGCTTTGAGATATTCCTATGTAAGAATCGCTACCGCCATTGACTTTAATAGTGTTTGAAACACCGTTTTGTATCAAAATTATTGTGTAACTTCCTGCGCCGTCTATGTCTAGTCTAGCGTTATTGCCTACATTTCTTCTAAAGCTGACTATATGCCCTGTAATCAAAGTAGTTATTTGAGTGTCTTTATCTTGGCCTATGTCGGTTCCTGTAATTCTTATTCCTGATGCGTCTTGATCTAAAGCGTCTTCACTTTCAGAAATAGCAAGCGCGTCCAAAACATTTAGCATATCTTCTAAAAAATTGGTATCTAGTGAGTCTATGTCTAACTCTGTAAATTCAAGCTCTTTTTCTGCGTCCAAAAAATCTTCTGCAAGATAGTCAATATCTAAATCATTAAAGTCTAAAATAGATATTTTTTTTGTAGTTTTTTGTTGTTCTTCTGCAGCAGTATTTTTTCTTTTTGGTGGCGTGACAATTAGCATATTATCAATTAAATCAAGACTTAAATTTAGTATGACAGGTTTGCTGGGGTTTGATTCAAACACAGAAACTGTAGTAGCCTGAAAAGGTTTATTTAATAAAACTGTACCTGTTGCTGTCACCACCTCTATTTCGCCACTAGAAAGACCTAGCGCATCAGGCAATAAAATAATTAAACTGCGGCCTAATTCATCGACAGTAGCAGTAAAATCTGTACCTCTAATTGAGATATTAGCGGTAGGAGTTGATAAAGAGATATTTTTTTTATCTATTTTGTTAAAGGTGCCTGTTATAAATCTTGCAGTACCTAAACCAAATTTGAGAGACATTTTTGATTTGCTAGGGTCTGGATCAAAAACATATTCATCTATAGTCAATTGTGAGTGTTCGGTGAGTTTTACTTGCGAATCATCAATAAACCTTATAGCCATTCTACCATTGGTAGTTATTGCTTCATCGTTTTGTTGAATGTTGAATTTAACTGAAGCATCGTAAGTTTTGTCTCTAACTATAGATGCTGTTCCTGTAAGTTCGGAAATACCGCCTATATCAGCAGCCGACTGCTGTGCCTTGATCGTTTTGGTTGACGCAGAAAGTAGAAGCAGCGTTACCGCCAGATGATATAATTTTAAGCCAGTCATTATTTTGTGTACTAAGTTGGTTTATTGTAAACGCTCTTTGGCCGCCTGTGTGGTCTAAATGAAAGTACCCGCCTGACGAAGCGGTAACGCCTGTACCCGTATAAGTTACTGAGTTATCACTACCGTCTATATCCATGTAATTAGTTGCTCCATCAATATTTATGCTTGAGGTAATTGTGTTGTTTGAGCCTTGAATAATCCAATCTAAATCTAAAGTTGCTGCTAAAGCGCTAGTAGCCTGATTAAGTGTCAATGAGTTAGAAGCACCTGTAACCTGCACGTTTACGTTAGAGCTATCTGCGCCGTAAGTGTTGCTAGGGTCAGTCTGCATCATAAAGTTGTTAGAGTTTCCTGCAAAGTTAAAATAACCTGTGTAACTATCTGCCCAAATATCTCCTCTGAATATGTTGGAGCTACCTATTTGGTTTATATCTAAGGTCATGCTACTGCCATCTAGGTCTAAAGCAGTCATCGAGCCTGCGGTGGCGGTAGCACCTCCTACTAAGTTGCTTCCACCCATTTGCTCTATATCAAGGTTAGCACCAGTACCTGACTGATCTATAAATATTTCATTGTCTCCAAAAACATTAGGGACAGAAATTAATAAAAATATTATATATGCTATGTTTTTCACACTAAAACCTCAAATCATATTACCTTGATCGTCTTTATTGTTCAACCCAATATTTTCTGTCATAACCTATTTTTATAAGTTCTAATAAACTGCCCTCAATAGCCTTTTGTAGTGCTATGGTAGAGCTTTCATTTTTGGCGTTGCCAAATTCAAGCTCGACTAATTCTGTGCCTAATTCTATAAACTTAAAAACATCTTGTGACTGACCATAACTTAAAATAGTTTTTTCTGACATAACTTCAATTAATATCTCACCCGTAGCAATAGAAACTAAACGTAAACTTACAGTGACTACATCCTCTCTATATTGAATACTTGAACCAATGCCTAGATACCTAGCACCGATGCCGCCAGTTCTTGTGTTAGCATCATAAGCAATGACTGCTCCTTGTACCAAAACTCCTGCAAAAAGCAGTGGTTGCAGTTGTTTAAAGTTTTCTTCTTTTTTTCTGGATTCTCTGGTTGAGCGTATCAATTGCCTTTCCTTGGTTAAGTTGTCTAATCCAACACGTTCTACCACTCTAAAAAATTTGCCACCAGCTGCGTGTTTAAGGGCCCTTATAAGTAATACATTGGGAGCTTGAGTTATCGCTGTGCTAAATAAAGCAAACTCACTGTTGCTTTTTCTTTGTCCTGTCTGATCTGTAAAACTTGTAGGGTAAACCGCCACTATAGGCCTGTCTTTGGGCGGTTTTACATTAGCAAGTTCTACTGATTGTAATTTTAGTACGTTAGAATACTCATGTTCTTTATCTAATTTATTAAGCATGCGATCTGCTTCAAATAAACTACAACTAGAAAGTAAAGGAATTAATAGGTAGAGTAATAGTGGTTTCGGTGCCGTCATTTTCTATTATGGTTAATGTTATAAAGTCTCCATCACTTGTGTAAGTTATTTTATTACCCTCTAAGTTAATTGTTCCTGAAGTGCTAGCATCTTCTCCAAATAAATTATTAACTAATTGTCTCGACAGTTCTGCATAAACTCTACTTTCTAAATTACGAATAAATCTAGCTACTGTAGTGTTTTCTTTATCTCGTTCTAAATCTTCTAGTTCTTGCACTAACTTATCTTGTATTTCTTTTTTACGACTGGCTTCTTGATTTTCTATAGTTAAGTAATGTGAAGAAGTATTTTCTCCTGAAAAACTTGGACTTTTAAATTCGTGTGTTATTTCGTCTGCGCCAACAAAAGCACTATAAAAAATTAATACGGCTCCACTTATTGCCATAATAATTAAGAATAAATTTTCTACCTGTTCGTCAGCTTTTGATTTTTTCTTTTTCATTTTCTTTGTATTCTAAAGCCGTGTTTACTTTTTCTTTAAGCCTTATCATATCTTGATCTAGCAACCTCAATTGATCGGTCAATCTTATGATA